CCCGGGCGGTCATCTGGTCCACGTCGAGAATCATCTGGAGGTGTCCCTTATTTCCAGGATGGCGGAAGCTTTTAAACAACGGGCCACCTATATCCGCGCCAGCGCGAGTCCGGTAAAATTCCCGTTTGGTCAGTTCATGGACGTGGAGAGTTTCATCATCCGGATGCAGTCTATGTTTGTGCAGGACGAGACCACGGCGACAATTCTGAAGATTGTGGGAAATGTTGGGGATGGAGTGATTAGGAATTTTGCGGATGATGGTGTGACCCAGCAGGCTACCGTGAAGACCGGAGTTTCACGGGTGGATAATATACCTGTTCCTAATCCGGTTGAACTGGCGCCATACAGGACGTTTCTGGAGATCGAGCAGCCGAAGAGCCGGTTTGTTTTTCGAATGATATCCGGGGCCGAGTCTCCGGTGTGTGCGCTGTTTGAGGCTGATGGTGGGGCCTGGATCAATGAGGCGATTATTCGTATTCGGGAGTGGTTGAAGGATCGGGTTGGGGGGATTGCGATAATTGCGTAAAAACTGTTCAACGTTCAAAGTTCAGTGTTCAAGGTTGGGTAAATGAAAGTCATATCCATTCGGCAGCCGTGGGCGAATTTGGTGGTGCGGGGGGTTAAGGATGTTGAGAACCGGATCTGGTGGACTGGGTATCAGGGGCCGCTGTTGATCCATGCGTCTAAGAACTATGATTTTGAGGGGCAGGAATGGATTGTTAAAAATTTCCCGGGAGTGTTGTTCCCTGGGGAGATCTACCAATGCGGGGGGATCATCGGGCGGGTGGAGATGGTGGGAAGCGTTAAAGAGCATCCTTCGCCGTGGTTTTTCGGGCCGTTTGGCCATGTTTATATAAACGCTAGGGAGATTGGGTTTGTTCCTTTGCGCGGGCGGTTGGGGTTGTTTGAGGTGGAAATAGGACAAATAGGACCGATTGGACGAATATTGTGAGATAGCCTTAAATCCATATTGTCTTCTTATAATTTGCAGTTGTTGAAAATTCATTCTGGTTGAACCTGAATTGTTTTATGGGTGGAGTTTTTTCTAATTATGGCCAATCCACAGTTGGAAGATGAGGGTCATGTAAAAATTGTCAACTCGATCATGGATGCCCTGGCCAGGACCAGAATTCCGGGGGAGGCCCGTCAGGTTCTGGATTATATTTTAAGACAGACCTACGGCTGGAACGAAAAGGAAAGAGAAATTTCTTTGGCAAAATTTTCCAAAGGGACTGGATTATCCAAAGCGCATGTCTGCCGGGGGATACAGGTTCTGCTGGCCAGAAAAATCATTACAAAAACCTTTGCCGAAACTGGCAACACCTTTGCCGAAACTGGCAACACCTTTGCCGAAACTGGCAACACCTTTGCCGAAACTGGCAACGATATTTTAGTAAGATACGGAATTCAGAAGGATTTTGACAAGTGGGTTCCTTTGCCAAAACCGGAAAAGGTGGAAAAAGTCGTTGCCAAAACTGGCAATGCCTTTGCCAAAACTGGCAATGCTACGTTGCCAGAATTGGCAACGCATCATTTAAAGACAAGTTTAAAGACATATATACCTGCTTTTTGCAAAAGCAGGGAATTTTTTGAAACCTTCTGGAAATTATATCCGAGCCGTAACGGGCGTAAGGTCGGTAAGAAGGCGGCCTATGAGAATTTTTGCAAGATACCTGAGGGCGACATAGAAAACCTGCTGAAGGCTGTGGAAAACTATGCGGTGGAATGCAAACCGGGGTTTGCCAAGGACCCGGAGCGGTTTTTAAAAAAAGATTTCTGGAAGGACTGGGTTAAGGAGGAATCAGGGGAGGAAGACATGGACCCTATGGAAATAGAATATCGGAGGAAATATGGAAAACCAATGGCCGAAGGGGTATAAAGCGCCGGTTGATCTGGCCAAGATGGGGAGGAATTTGAAGCCGTTCATACTGCAGGAGCTGCGGGATCAGGAGGCGGATCGGGCTCGTTTTTCCAAACTCAAAGACAGACTGTCGGGAAACGATGCGGAGACCGACGGCTTGTTGCAGGAGCTGGACCACCTGCAACTGGAGATTATCGCCGAGTTATCTCGGGGGCTGATGGATGGGTAAGGTAATCCCGCTGGATGAGCGCCGGAGAAATCTCCGGGAATACGAGGGCCAGGACAAGGTTAAGAGCGCGGTTGAGGTTTTTGAGGACCTGCGGGAATCGGCTAAGGGACTTGTGGCCTATCGATCCAGGTTGCCGGGGCTGGACCGGTTTACGGGTGGTTTTGTACCGGGGGAGCTGGTGACTATATCCGGTCCGACCAAAAACGGGAAAACCCTGCTGGCCCAGACCTTGACCAAAAATTTTTATCGGCAGGGTATTATTTCGCTGTGGTTTAGCTACGAGGTGCCGGCGTTGCAGTTTATCAAGCAATTCGGATCAGATCTGCCGCTAATGTATATGCCGGGGGTTTTGGTGCCGTGTAATCTGGAATGGTTGGAAGACCGGGTTATCGAGGCGATAGAAAAATATAATATCAAGTGCGTGTTTATCGACCACTTGCATTTTTTGTTTGAGTTGATGACCTCCAGGAACACAAGCCTTCAGATCGGCCAGGTCATCCGCACGCTGAAGAGGATCGCCATTGAGCATAGGCAGGTTATTTTTTTGATGGCCCACACCAGTAACCGCCTGTCGCCTGATGGGGAGATGAGTTATTTCCAGATCAGGGATTCGTCATTCATTTCACAGGAATCGGATTCGGTGCTGATGATCCGCCGTAACATGAAAAATAAGGTCGAATCGTTCGTGAGTGTTGAATTTCATCGCCGAACCGGGGTATTGAGGGAGCTGGTCAAGCTTAGGAAAGAGGGTAATTTTTTGGTTGAACCTCTGGAAAATCAGGAATGGTTGGATCAGTTTTGAAGGAGAAAGGGGGTCAAAATTGAGCGATCTTTACGGATTTGGCTGGAAATCGATGGCGAAAGAATCCGGCAGCAGTCGAAGGACGCTTATCCGCCTGAAAGACATTTTGATTGCCGAAAAGGTCATCGATTACCCGTTGATAGGAAGACCGCCAAAGCGATTGATGCGCTGGAATAGGTTCCTTTTTGTGGAATTTGTAAAAAAAAATCAAAAACTTTAATTTTTGTGAATTTGGCACTCCTTATGGCACTCCTTATGGCACTCCTTATGGCACTCCTTATGGCACTTTGACAGGTTTTTGAACTTCTGGTAGGCCAGATAGTCATGGCCGAATTCGAACAAACCACGCTTCCAGGTATCCCCGAAAAAGAACGGGAGCGGTATATCCCAAGAAAATTGGCGGGAAAGTTCACGGCCAAACAGCGGGCCTTTGTGGCTGAATATATTGCGACCAATGATGCAGAGGCCGCGGCCTTGAAGGCCGGATATTCCCCGAAAAATCCTCGGTATATTGCCTATGATCTCCTTCATAAATCCCACATTACCGAAGCAATTAAGGCACATGAAGAAGAAGCGTTACGGAAAGCAGGGATTTCCAGGGTTAGGGCTCTACTGGAGCTTTCCCGGTTGGTTTATGCCAACCCGCGCCAACTTTACCGAGAGGATAACACGCTGAAAGAGCCGAGCGAATGGGATGATGATGTGGCGGCCACGATAGCTTCGGTAGAAGTTTTCGAAGAATTTGAAGGGGTGGGGAAGAACAGACGGCAGATCGGGAAAACCAAGAAGGTTAAGCAGTGGAATAAATCCGAAAATCTTAAAACCCTTCTTCAACACCTGGGGCTGCTGAAGGACATAAAAGAAATTAGCGGAGGACTATCGTTGGGTTATGACGAACGTCTGAATCGATTAATCTCCAAAGTTACAGGAAACAATGAATCCCCAGACGGTAACTAAAGAAGAGCGGCTTCAAGATATCATCGCCGGGTTTTATGCCGATCCCCTGGGTTTTGTTGAATGCGTTTGGGACTGGGGGTACGGCCGGTTGGCTGAGTTTGCAGGTCCCGACACCTGGCAACGGGATTTGCTGAAAGATATCGGATCGCAGGTTTTAACTTCCCAAGAGGCCGTAAGAGAGGCCGTTACCTCCGGCCATGGTCCTGGAAAAACTGCTCTGGTGGCCTGGCTGATTTACTGGTTTATTTCTACCCGTCCCCATCCTCAAATCGTTGTAACCTCGAACACAAAATCACAACTCGAAACCAAGACCTGGCGGGAGCTGGCCAAGTGGCACAAGCTGGCTATAAACTCCCATTGGTTCGAGTGGACGGCAACTAAGTTTTATTACAAGCAGCACCCTGAAACATGGTTCGCCGCGGCCATTCCCTGGAGTAAGGAACGATCTGAAGCATTCGCCGGAACCCACGAACAGCACGTCCTGGTAATCTTCGATGAAGCCTCGCTGGTGGATGATTCGATCTGGGAGACCACGGAAGGGGCCATGACCCAGCCGGGGGCCTTCTGGTGCGTGTTTGGAAACCCGACACGGAATACGGGGCGATTCTCGGAATGCTTTAAAAAATACCGACACCGTTGGCATACCTACCAGGTCGATTCCCGCACGGCTAAGATGGCCAATAAGAACCAGATCCAACAGTGGATCGACGATTATGGGGAGGACTCTGATTTTGTACGTATCCGGGTCAAAGGTGAATTCCCCAGGGCTTCAAGTAATCAGCTGATTGCCGGTGATGTGGTCGACCTGGCTGCCAGCAGAAAGATCGGGGATGACCTGATTCGTCATGCTCCTCTGGTTTTGGGTGTTGATGTGGCCAGGTTCGGGGATGACCAGAGTGTTTTGGTTTACCGCCAGGGCTTGCAGGCCTTCGGGATAAAAAAATATCGGAGTTTGGACACCATGAAACTTTCCGGATTGGTATCGCTGGAAATCCAGCAGAAGAAACCGAGCGCCGTACTGGTGGATGAGGTTGGGATAGGGGCCGGCGTGGTGGACAGACTCAATCAACTCGGTTTTGGCGATATCGTTTACCCGGTTAACAATGCCAGGACAGCGATTAACGACAAGGAATATTATAATCTCAGGGCCGAATCCTGGGCCAAGATGGGTGATTGGTTAAAGATGGGTTCTATTCCTGACGACCGGGAGCTGAAAGACGATCTGACCGGGGTAGAATATGGTTTCGATGCCAAAAACCGCATTCAGCTGGAGAAGAAGGAAGATATGAAATCCCGTGGCCTGGCCTCTCCGGATTGTGCCGATGCCCTGGCGATGACCTTTGCCGTTGATGTTGGTATCAGTAAATGGCGCGGACAGACGGTACAGCAGGCCAGGTCCGATTATGACGTTTTAAATTACAGTCAAGGAGCGAATTAATGGGTGGATCGGGGAATAATTTCTGGAATCAGGCCTGGGGCGGGGCTATGAATACCTTTTCAAATATTATTAGTGCTATAGGTACGGGCGTCAGCAATCCCACAGATGTTGTGACCATCAGTAACGCATTTTCTCCGACAACCAACACAATCCAATCTTATCAAAAAAGCGTAGACACCCTTAAGGCCGAAGATGCACAGGCGGAAAAAGACAAAGCCCAGGCCGCACAAGACGCCCAAGACGTTAAAGACGAGATAGCCCGGCACAATCAAGTTTTGGAGGATCAGGGACAGCAAGCCCTGGCCATGCAGGATGAAGCGAACCAGATGCAGGATGAATATTACGGTCTGCAATTCGAGGCCTATCAGGAACAGAAAGACCTCCTGGCCAAGAAACAGGCTGAGGCCGATGCTCAGGCGGCAGCCGATGCCGAGAAATTAAGGCGTCGATTGGCAACCGGGGCGACGGGCAGGAAAGGAACGATCCTAACCGGTGGTAGCGGTTTACTTGGAAGTGCGCCGGTAGGCAAGAAAACTCTGTTGGGGCAATAGGCGATGGATAAAGAACAGATCGAAGAATACTTTAACCGACTCTCTGAACTGGAATCCGAGCGCTCGCAATGGGAATCCCAGTGGAAAGAGATTCAGGAATACATCTGCCCTGACCAGGGTTTTTTTATGACTCAGGGGATGCAGCCTAATCAGGGAGATAAAAGGCATTCCAAGATTATCAACAGTACCGCGGAAATGGCTATGTCTATATTCGCCGCCGGCATGCAGGGGGGTTTGACTTCCCCATCACGTCCGTGGTTCAGGCTGACCGTATCGGACGCTCAATTGGCGGAGTTTGGCCCGGTGCGCCAGTGGTTGGATTACGTCGAGCGGGCCATGTATCGGATATTCGCCAAGAGCAATTTTTATTCAACGGTCCTCTCTCTTTATACCGATATTGGTGGATTTGGAACCTCGGCCGTCTATGAAGAGGAAAACAAACAAAAGGGGATCTGGTTCAGAAATTGTGCGGTCGGGGAATACTGCATTGCTGAGGGTCCTGATGGGATGGTTGACACGCTTTATCGCCGGTTCTGGAAGACTGTTAGGCAACTGGCTGTCGAGTTTGGTGAAAGTGCTCTTACGGATTCAAGACAGAATCAACTCGATAATTCTCCAGATGAATGGGTGGAGGTGCTCCATGCCGTCCAACCAAGAGAAAACCGGGATCCCCGAAAGATTGATAAACTGAATATGCCTTTTGAATCGGTCTATTTGGAAATGAGCAATTCAGATCAGCCGCTTTGGGTGGGCGGATATGAAGAGTTTCCGTTTATGGTCCCCAGAT